GAGTTGGTGGCACCCAACTAATTCTAAATCTACCTCTTGGATCAGGATAAAATTGTACTTTTGAATCTTTTACCCCGTTAATCCATTGAAAATTACCAATAGATATACCTTGATTTGTTTCTTCATTGTAATCTATTTGCTCGTATATCTTTACTAAATTAAATATACTGTTTTTAGTTTCATCTCTAAACGCGTGCTCTTCAGTTCTTGGAAACTGTCTATAAAATTCATTTAACGCGTCTTGGTCGTTCTTCAAACCATCAGCTTCATTTTGCCAATGATCTATAACGCCAGTATCAATAAGGTCATTGTGTGGACCGTAGACCTCGTTATCTGGTGTATCAAACACAGGTAAGCCATACTCATCCATAAAGCCTTCATAGTTCCACTCCATTGGTATAAAAAACGAATATAGTCCTGAAGCTGTCTGGCCATTTTTATTTCTTTTAGTTACGTCAGAGTTATAATATAATTTCTTAAAATTATCACCACCTTTGTCTAACGCGTTACAAGTTGAGCCCATCATACACTTACCAATAACTCTACTACCTAATCGTAATGTGGTTTTAGTTACTCGCCAGTTGTTTAGTATATTATCTGGTCTTTCCCACTTACCACTTTCATCGTGTACTAATAACTTTAATTTTTCTCCGTCATACGAATTATCACCGGTATTTTTCCAGTCAATAGTTGTATCGAGCCCCGTGAGTTCTTCAGGTTGATCTTCGGAACTTGCGGTGAGTTTTCTTCTAGTAAGCTTTGAAGCAGGTACTCTATAAGCCAACTCTGTTTTGGGTCTGTCCATCCCGTCTTGGATCGGTTTAAAGAAGAAAGGATAGTTGACCGAAATCGGGACAATTTTATCCGTGAACATTTTCTTCGCATCGGCACCAGATTTGGACAATACCCCGAAACGTGCATCGGAAGATATTGTGGCGAGGTTAACTGTTTCCCCCGACGCCATAAAAGAAAAGCCTGAGCGTCTGTTTTTGAGATAGCACATACCATAACTTCTGGCATCCGCTTTACATGCCTCCCAAAAAATAAAGAATAATCTATTTGCTTCTCTAAAATCAGGGTGTCCGACGTCAATCTTTGACCATTGGAGGTACATGTAATGAGTACCAGTAATATAAGTAGCAATGCCTTTGTTATAAAACCAGAAGCCATTTTCTCTCTTTGTAAACTCTTCTTCAATATAATCAATATACTTGCTTTTAAATTCATTAGGATAATCTCTCCAATCAAATATAGATTTTATCCTATTAAGTTCTTTTGGATATGGTGTTACTTGCCATTTGTCCTTTTCAAACTTATGTACTTTCTTTGGTTGTTTAGGTAATGCTATTTGTAGATTTTGTATTTCTATTATATCACCTATCATGCCTGTTTTAGATATAACAACAACATCATGTTCTTTGTTATATCCATACTTCCACTTTTTGCTTTTGTTTAACCTATTTATTGTTGTTAATTTTATAGGTTCAACAATTTTACATAATGTTTGGTTATACATTATTTAGATCTGTTTTCAGCAAAGCCGCCAAAGGCTTGTGTTTTATCTTCTTGCACTTTACCATCAAGCATGTTCTGCTCGTCTTGTATTTTATTTAATATCTCAAACGCATCAAATATAGCTAGCTTTTTAGTTGCTGCGGCATTTTTTAATCTATCAGCAGATACATCCTCTTCTGTATCTACAATTTCTTCTTTAGCAACTTTGATTAATTCATCAACAGCTTTATACCCAGCTTGGATTATATTCTTCTTCTTGTCCTTGATATTCATATTTAATTGTAATTGAATTAGTTAACACTCTATATAATCTCTCGCGCTCTATAACGAACTCAAATCTACTATTAGGGCTAAAACCCACTAAAGTATTTTCTGTTAATCCTAGCGCGTTTAATTTATTATTAGAGTATTTTAAAATACCTATTAACGGTTGCTCTTTTTCATCACTGAGTTTATCATACGATTTTATTGGCTTTACAAAACAATAATCATCAGGGGCTGTCCATATACCTTTATGTTTATATAAAAATATTTGATCTTTAGATACACAGTATGTATCTTCATCTATAAAGCTTCTACTGTTTTTTTCTAACCCCTCTGCATTGTACCACCTTCTAAACACATTGTGGTGAAGAATTACTTCATCACCAACTTGTATATTAGTATCACCAACTGTAGGTAACGCTTTTACAATACCTGTACGGTTTATCATTAAATGGTCTTCTAATGAAGCGTTCAGCACGAGTTCGGTATCACCTACTTGCTTCGTGTTGTTATAGCGTTTACCTTTTGGTGTTATGATAAAGTCAAATAGCCCTTTCAATATTCTAAGTTATACTCAACTGATATTGCCATGTTTTTGTTAAAGTCTTTCCAAGGCAACACATCATTATTCTTTTTTATAAACACACTGTACTTGCTATCATCTTCTAAGATGTCGCAAATAGTATGCCCTCCATAAACCTCTTGGCCTACAGAGTAGTGCATAGCATCGTTTTTATAATCTTTGCCAACACTAATTTTTCTTATCAGCTTCATCGTTTTCTAATTTTTTATATTGACCCGTGGTAACATCAACACTTATTTTGTCGCCGTTACCATATAACACGTCAAGCTTCTTGTGAAACTCTTCAAGCTGTCTTTGTAGATTTACTATAGCTTGTGCTATAACCATCTTTTGTGTTTCTAGTGTACCAAGTCTAAGTTTAGCTTGATTTATGTTAGAAACTCTATCCTGTAATTCTTTTAGTTCGTCTTTTTTTATTTTCATTGTATTAAATTTTATTTTTTATTTTTTGGTTTTCTGCTATCAATAAACCAGTTTTTATACTTATCTCTTTTAGCAGTTATGTACTCAAAGTACTTATCAACTTTTTCTTTCCAGTTTTTATCTATTCTAGGACATATAATTCCTGACTTAGGACTTGAAAAAACTTTGTTGATATAATTTCTTGCATCATGTTTGTTATCAAATAAATGATTACTAACACAATAGAAAGACCCGTAAAATATATTATTCCATACATCAAATGGTTCTATGTCTTTACCTAAAACACTAGCATACACAGCACTTTCACTTAAGTGAGTTGTATATACTTTCTTTGACTTTTGTATATAATAATACATATCCATTTCTCTTGGCAGTACATTTTCCTGTCCGAACAAATCTTTCATCTCACCAATGATTTGATGAGTTGTTATCGGATGCGGTTTAAATAAAACGTTACCCTTATGTACTCTCTGTATGTGCCTCATCTTGTTCAAACAACATCTGTCTTTTAATTTGTTTGAACCTGGAAGTATTACTAAGTAGTCTTTAGCTGGCCACTTTTGGTAGTCATCTAACCTATCTTTATACTTGTTGGCAGTATTATCTGTTATGTTACTTACAAAGTAAGAAGCATAATCTAAAACTTCATGATCTTTATCATGAAACGCATCTGGCAATTGTGCGTCTCTTATCTTGAAGTTCATTGGCTGCAAATAAAAACACGTTGCCAACTCTGTGTATGCCATTGTTTTAAAGTAAGGCATCTCTTCTGCCATCACATCGTAAGCATACTCTATTCCGTTTTCGCTACACTTTCGTATAACATAGCCCTCTACTTGCTCCAAGTAATCGAGCTTATCATTTTTTTGAAGGTGCCCTATTCTTTCTTTCAGAACCTTCCTATTAAACATTTCCATATAATTAAATTAAATTTAAATTTCTTTATATACTATTACACACTTTTAGTGTTTTCTAACTAGAGCTATTGTAGTCTACCCTGTCAGTATTGTAATCTGATCTTACTGTATTGTAAAATGCTATTGTCGTATTAAATGTTGTGGTTGTATTAAACACAGTGTTAGTACTTATAACAGTGTTAGTAGCTCTATTAGTACTGTATGCTGTACTTGTAGCTTTATTAGTTGATACTACAGTTGTTGTACTTCTATTTGTACTATATGTAGTAGTTGTACTTCTATTTGTTGTAGTTGTAGTATTAAACACGGTAACAGTTGCAGTTGTAGTATTAAACGTAGTAGTTGTTGCTGTAGTTGTGTTAAACACCGTGTTAGTTGTTCTATTAGTTGACACTACAGTGTTAGTAGATTTACTCGTTTCATAAGTTGTTGTTGTTGTTCTATTAGTGCTATATGCAGTGCTAGTAGCTTTTTCAGTAACCGTACTTGTATTAAATACTGTGGTTGTATCTCTGTTTGTACTTATAGTAGTTATAAATATCGTAGTTCTTGATGTATTGAAAGTTGTAGTCGTATCAATATTAGTCTCATATGTTGTGCTATATAGCGTTATAGTGTTAGTACTTGTATTAAACGTAGTTGTAGTAGCTGTACTTGTATTAAACGTAGTTACTGTAGCGGTAGTTGTATTAAATACAGTTGTTGTGTTAGTTGATGTATTAAATACAGTATTGGTTGTTCTATTTGTACTGTACGTTGTAGTTGTAGATCTATTTGTTTCATACGTTGTTTCAAACACTGTAGTTGTACTAGTACTTGTATTATACGTGGTTGTTGTAGCTCTTGTAGTATTATACGTTGTAGTAGTATCTCTGTTTGTTGAGTATGTTGTTGTGTACGCCGTTATAGTATTAGTTGAAGTATTAAATGTAGTAGTTGTATCGATATTTGTAGATACCACTGTGCTTGTGGATCTATTTGTACTAACAACAGTGCTAGTTGTTTTTTGCGTAACAGTTGATGTATTAAACACGGTAACAGTAGACGTGCTAGTATTGAATACTGTATTGGTAGTTCTATTAGTGCTATACGTTGTCGTGGTATTAAATGTTGTTGTGGTACTTGTATTAAACGTAGTGGTAGTACTTATAGCTGTATTAAACGTAGTTGTTGTAATAAAAGTAGTTGTAGTACTTGTATTAAATGTTGTTACAGTTGCCGTTGATGTATTAAACGTTGTGGTAGTATTTCTGTTTGTACTGTATGTAGTGGTAGTAGCAAACTGAGTAGTGGTGCTCGTGTTAAACACTGTATTTGTAGTCTTTGTAGTTTCATACGTAGTAGTAGTTGCCCTATTGGTAGATACAGTGGTTGATGTACCAAACGTAGTTGTAGTACTAGTATTAAAAGTAGTTGTCGTACTTCTATTAGTGCTGTATGTAGTTGTAGTATTAAATGTAGTTGTAGTACTAGTATTAAATACAGTTGTTGTACTAGTAGATGTATTAAATGTTGTAGTCGTAGACCTATTGGTAGATATTGTAGTAGTTCTTGACGTTTGCGTTGTAGTCGATGTATTGAATACAGTGTTAGTTGTTTTTGTTGTATTGTATGTAGTAGTCGTAGCTCTGTTTGTACTAATAGTAGTAGTTCTACTAGTTGCTGTAGCTGTTGATGTGTTGAACGTTGTGGTAGTAGCACGGTTAGTAGATATTGTAGTTGTTCTACTAGTTGATGTACTTATAGCTGTATTAAATGTAGTAGTTGTAGATCTATTAGTAGAGTACGTAGTAGTTGTTGCTCTATTAGTTGATACTGTAGTAGTTCTACTTGTGGCCGTTGCTGTAGAGGTATTGAACACAGTAGTAGTAGCTCTGTTAGTGGATACAACAGTATTGGTTGATCTATTTGTAGATATAGTAGTTGTACGCGACGTAGATGTCGTAAACGTAGTTGTTGTTGATCTATTAGTAGATACTGTTGTTGTAGTTGACGTATTAAACGTAGTTGTCGTCGCTCTATTAGTTGATGTAGCTGTAGACGTGTTAAATACAGTCGTTGTGTTTCTATTTGTAGAAGTTCCAAACGTTGTAGTAAAAGTTGTAGTAGTCGTACGATTAGTTGACTTACTAGTATTAAACGTTGTGGTTCTACTAGTATTGAAAGTAGTAGTAGTACTAGTGTTAAAGACAGTAGTAGTATTTCTATTAGTTGAAGTTGCAGTACTAGTATTAAACACAGTTGTAGTATTTCTGTTTGTACTACGTGATGTATTAAACGTAGTGGTAAAAGTTGTGGTAGTAGCTCTGTTTGTGGACACAGTGGTAGTAGTACCGAATGTGGTTGTAGTACTTCTATTTGTGCTTATAGTAGTTGTGCGTGATGTATTAAATGTTGTAGTACGTGATGTATTAAATGTCGTAGTAAAAGTTGTAGTCGTTGTTCTATTTGTACTACGTGATGTAGTTGTATTAAACACTGTATTAGTGCTTCTATTTGTATATACAGTTGTGGTAGTGCCAAATGTAGTAGTGGTGCTTCTATTAGTAGACGTACTAAAGGTAGTTGTAAATGTAGTCGTAGTAGTTCTGTTGGTTGACTTAGAAGTATTGAATGTTGTAGTTCTGCTAGTATTAAATGTAGTTGTAGTACTGAATGTCGTGGTGGTTGATCTATTAGTTGTGGTTGCAGTACTAGTGTTAAATGTTGTTGTGGTAGACTTTTGAGTTACTGTACTAGTATTGAAAGTTGTGGTAAACACTGTATTGGTAGTTCTATTAGTAGTTGTAGTTCTATTTGTTGACGTACTTCTATTTGTAGACCTAGTAGTTATTGTACTCGTGTTAAACACGGTGTTTGTATTAAACACAGTGTTTGTAGTATAACTTGTAGTAGTGCTAAATACTGTATTTGTAGTTTTGTTTGTTATAGTGCTAGTGTTGAACGTAGTAGTAGTATCGAAATTAGTTGAAACAGCAAGATTAGTTTCAAACGTTGTGGTTCTACTTGTAGATGTACTTCTATTAGTTACAGTACTTGTGTTAAATACTGTTGTTGTATTAAACGTTGTTGTTGTTGAGCTGCTAGTACTTGTGTTTCTATTAGTAGTTGTGGTTGTTGACGTGTTGTAAATAGTATTTGTACTAAACGTAGTAGTTGTAGCAGTTGACGTATTCCACGTGTCGCTTGGATCTTCAAACGCAATACCTATTTGATACAATGCTAAACTACTCTCTTCATAACTTGTTGCAACGCCATTTGATTCAGTAAAACTTGGACCACCACCCGCCCAGCCAGTATATGCAACGGTAAATTCAAAGTGTATGTCTGAACCGTTTGTTCGTTTTGTTGCAGCTGTAATTCTATATGATACGCCGGGAGCTGAATAAGCAGCACCACTAGCATTAAGTATACCAAGAAGTCGCAACCTACCTTTAGCGCCATTAAGAACTGTCGCATTTACAATAGAATCCATAGCGCCTGTGTGATCTGTACCTGTGCCAGCCGCACCATACCTTGAAACAGTAATTTTTGTTGTATCTTTAGGATTACCACTTGGGTTATTTACTCTAAACAACCCA